ATATGAAACATTCTCTGCCCATGCAAAAACGGATATACTCAATGGATCAGTACCTCCGTTAGCATGTTTCAAATCATTAAGTGACATGAGAACGCAATCGCCCATAGAGCGCCAATCACTCTCGGGTACAATCCATGCATTCTTTGGCCAAAAGAAGGGAAGTTCCAAAGATCCACCTTTACTCTCAGTTGGGTTAACAAAAATCTTCATCCTCTGTGACAATCTGACCAAATCAGCATTAACATAAGCATTTGGTCTAGACACATTGGCATACGAAAAATTGTCAAGAGCAGCTAAAGGTTCATATCCTAAAATTGCTCTCCCATAATAAAAAGCATTACCATTGATCATCAACTTGACGTGCAATGTGCACTTAAGCAGGTAATAATTTCGAATTTTTTCAGCATTTCGTGGGTTCTCCCAAAAAAGCTCCCATGGGTTGAAACGGGCGAACAAGGACGAGTTCACAGCCCATTCCGATTGAAAAATTTTGACTGGTCGCGAAAAGAAGTTGTTCAAAGTAACATCATTGACAAACCCCAAATCTCTTGTTGGGTCCATCACAGTTCCACGCGAATCCTTCTGACCAGGTACATTGTCCTTAAATGACATATTTTCTGTGCTGATATCAGCGTCTCCAGTCATGCCAGAACTGAAGATCTTATGTGTAGTATTATTTTTACTTTCAGGCTACTATGTACAAATGTCGAGACAGCCTAGTCTCGACAAAAAGAGCGTGTTCACCGTATGGAGCCTAAACAAGTATTGCTCGACACACTCATTGGTATCCACACACACGATGCGGCTTTGCTTCCCCTTAGGTCCCAGGCACTACTGGAATCGGCTTTTCAAGACATCCGACAGGTCGGGGTGCGGGGCTCTAACCCGCGTATTTTTCTTTCCAAAGCTCAACCTTCTCTATATAAGAAACGTCGAGCTCTTTACACCAAATGAGACAATCATTTGCTACCAACTTTAACCTGGTCCGGAGCCACTCATAAAAAGTTTCCCCATGTAGAAAAGCCTCGTGGAGCATAGTTTGAATGGTAGCAATTGCCAAATCCTCTGGTTCCCCTTGACCATGACTCATATGGGCCATCTTGTAAATCGATTTAACGTCGAGAGCACCTACGCGAATTCCAAGTTCTGCGTGGTAAACACTCTTACGTTTCAAAAAATCCACAAGTTCAGCCTCTATTGTCTCTGCGTCAGATCCATCCTTGCGTGCATTCGTAAATCCCATTCCAATAAAATCAAAATACTTCTTCCTTGTAGAAAATTGGGTCAATTCACGCACTTCCGGTTTAGATCCAGCATGGCCGTCATCTCCATAAGTCCCGGTGTGTTCATTCTCTTGATACGTACCAAGTTCGTAGAATTTATCACCAAGCATTTGAGTGCCATTCCAATGAAACGAAATTCTCTGATGAAGAGAGTTCTCCGTGCTATTTCCATAAACAGTCATACTGTTCCCAGAACACCACAAGAACAAAAACATGATAGTTCCGTTCCAATTGACCAAAGGATTTCTAAGTTCCTCTCCAATAGCATGCATG